ACGCTGCTACTATCGCTTCTACTGCTCAAGCTGCCCAATCCGTAACTACCGCTAAAAAACTCGAACAAGAAACTAAAGGTGTTGCCATCGACAACGCCGTAAAATCTACTACTCTTCCTGCTGTAAAATCCGAAGCTGATCTCCGTAAAGTGACTGCTGAATATGATAAAACTGCTGCTGGTTATGATGCCATTATGAACCGCGCTCTCGGCGCTCTCGGTGGCATCTCTGGCGGGCTAGGCAAATTCTTCCGCCCCGAACCTACCAGCTCTAAAATGGATAAGCTTCGTACTGAAAACAAAACTATGAAAAACTACATCAATAACAATCCAGGACGCAAAAAATGAAAACTGATAAAATCCGTTCCGCTTATTCTGAACGCGAACCTGTAAATAATCCCGTCTCTAACGAGCCTACTCGTACAAAACAAGAATTCGTTAAAGAGGTAAATATCAATGAAATCGTCGCTCGCATGAAGCGCGGAATTTCGCCTCCACCCTGGATGACCTCTGCTACTCCGCGCTATGGTGATTTCACCAATATGCCGCAATCTTTCCAAGAATCTTATGCAATCGTCGAAGCTGGCGAAGCCGCCTTCGCTTCACTACCACTCGAATTCCGCCGTGCGCTGGATCATGATCCCCGCAACCTCGATAACGCTCCCCGCGAATTATATGAGCAATTCGGTCTACTAAACACCACAAAAACCGGGTCGCCTGACGGCTCTAATGAGCCTTATGGCGACCCGGTTGTTCAGAGGGTTAAGGGAGATAAGGATCTCCCTTCCAAAAGCCCCGCAGGGGCTAAAAAAGCGGTTCAAAAACCCGCTGAAAACGCCGATGATTAATCGGCTGGAACAGTACTCCCCTTGTTGTAACTGTTCCAACTGACACCAAAAGGCCTAAAAGCTAAAAATCGCTACTAAAAGAGGTACTAAAATGAAACGCCGCGCAATGGGTAGAAAATCAAACCGTAAAAACTTCAAATCAGGTGCAAAAACTCACCCTAAAAACGCGCCTCGCTCCGTACCTCGTGGTGGCATTCGTCTCTGACCTTATGCCCTGCTATAAACCGCTTATGGCCCTAGTGCGGAAACCTCCGCCTGGTGTCCCTGGAAAGGCTACTATATCCTTTCCTAAAACCGTGCCGTCTGCTGACACAGCCCGGCATGGTACTCCTACTCCGCTCCCCTGTGGTCAATGCGTGGGTTGTCGTCTCGAACGCTCTCGGCAATGGGCCGTACGGCTTATGAAGGAAAACAAACTCCATGACCGCTCCTCGTTCCTGACACTGACCTACCACGACGACCACCTTCCTCGCCTTCCTAATGGAAGGCCTACTCTCGTCCTCCAGGACGTTCAACTCTTCCTCAAAAAACTTCGTAAACACTTCGCACCTCACCCACTCCGCTTCTTTCAATGCGGCGAATACGGCGAGTTAACACACCGCCCACACCATCACATGGTATTATTCGGCGAAGACTTCTGCAAAGACCGTGAACCTATCGAAAACTCTCGCTCCGGCTTTGCTCAATACACCTCACCCCTACTTACTAAAACATGGGGCTTAGGCCGCGCCACAATCTCTGAGGTATCCTTCGAATCTGCTGCCTACGTTGCTCGCTACTGCTTAAAAAAAATCACTGGTAAAGGCTCCTCGTTCCACTACTCTGGCCGCAAACCCGAATTTGTAACTATGTCTCGCAACCCTGGCATCGCCTCAGGCTACTTCGAAGAATTCAAATCTGACGTATATCCTCATGATGAAATCATCCCTGGCCCTGGCCGCCCCTCATCTCTTCCTCCTAAATATTTTGATAAACTTTTAGAAAAAGTTGATCCCGCTATGTTCGAACGCGTCAAAAAAAAACGCGTTGAATCGCTTGACTTCTATACTGATCCCAACTCTACTGACACCCGACTCGCAACACGCGAGCGAATTAAGGAAACCTTAATTAAAACTTGTTTAAAAAGGGATATAAAATGAAACTATTCGCTATGCACGATATCAAAGCTGGCTTCTACCTCCAGCCGTTTCCTGAAACCTCTACTATTGCCGCTCTTCGAGGCTTCGAAGTCGCTGTCAACGAAGGCAAATCTACTTTCTCACGCTTCCCTGATGACTTCGCACTCATGGAGCTCGCCGACTTTGACCAACATACCGGCGAACTTATTCCTCATGCTGTACCGCAAAATCTCGGTACCGCTAGAACCGTACTTAAACAGGCAACTCAACAGGAAAATCTGTTTAATGCCAAAGCCAATTAATCCTGTTTTGCTAATACGCGTCGTGAACGGAAAGGTGAAAAAACTCGCCCTTCCCACAACAAAAAAAATTCTTCTTGAATTTTATAAAGACGCACCAAACAATGAATTTCTAACTGCCAGACTACAATTCAAAACAAGGTAATTAAAAATATGGGATTCAGAGTCAACACCGCTGGTCGAGTCAATCAATCACACTTCTCAAACGTTCCTGCGAACGTTGCGGCACCCCGTTCCGCATTCGACCGCTCTTTCTCCCATAAAACTACTATAAACGAGGGTTATCTATACCCGATACTTTGGGAACCTATCCTACCTGGAGATACTGTTTCCCTCACAATGCAAGCTCTTGCGCGCCTAGCTACTCCTATCTTTCCGTACATGGACAACGTGTACATGGACATTCACTTCTTCTTCGTACCTAACCGCCTTATCTGGTCTCACTGGGAACAATTTCAAGGCGCTCAGGATGACCCACCTAATACTTTTACTGAATACGAGGTACCTTCTCTTGACGACGCTACTCATAGTGCTGGCTTCTCTTCTCTCTCTATCTACGATTATTTCGGTCTGCCTACTGGCGTCACCGGAATACCTCAGGCCTCGATGCCTATCGCTCTTCCGTTCCGCGCATATAGAAAAATCTGGAACGACTGGTACCGCGAAGAAAACACTCAAGATCCGCTTACTGTTGATCTCACTGATGGCCCCGATACTACTAGTTACGCTTTGCTACTTCGTAATCGACGTAAAGATTACTTTACTTCGTGCTTACCTTGGCCTCAGAAGGGCACTGCTGTCCCTCTACCACTAGGTGGCACCGCTCCTATTACTGGCGGGGCAACTGGACCATCATTCACCTACACCGGATCTGCTCTCGGCAATAAACTCATGCAAACCCCTAACGTGGCAAACCCTATGCCCGTTCAAATTGACTGGGGTGGCTCTATCGGTGGTACTCAAACTCTTATCTGGGGAGACCCAGATCTCTCCGCCGACCTCTCCGGCGCTACCGCTACTACTATTAACGCTCTACGTGAATCTATTGTTCTGCAACAAATGCTAGAACTCGATGCACGCGGTGGTACCCGCTACATCGAAATCTTACTCTCCCGCTTTGGAGTCGTATCACCTGACTTCCGTCTTCAACGCCCCGAATATCTCGGTGGCCAAACCGTTGACATCAACGTAAACCCTATTGCTCAAACTTCTGTAACCACTGCCGTCACCCCACAAGGTAATCTTGCAGGCTTCGCCGTGGGTCGTGGTAAGGCTGGTATCAATCACTCCTTCGTCGAACACGGTCAACTCTTAGGGCTTGTCTCTATCCGTGCCGACACCTCCTACCAGCAGGGCATGTCCCGCCACTGGTCCGTTCGTACTCGCTATGACTACTATGAACCTCTCGCCGCTAACCTCGGCGAACAAGCTGTTCTCAATAAAGAACTCGCTATGATCGCTGGTGCTTATGCTTCTACTGTCGAAGACGCCTTTGGCTATCAAGAACGCTGGGCCGAATATCGCTATAAACCTTCCTACGTAACCGGCCTCTTTCGAACCGCCGCTGCTGGTGGTCTCGACTCTTGGCACCTAGCTCTAAACTTCTCATCTCAACCAACTCTGACTGATATTATGCCAGAACAACCACCTATTGCTCGTATCGTTGCGGTAACATCTGAACCGCACTTTATTCTCGATACCTATACTAAATTCCGCCATGTACGAGTACTACCTGTGTACTCTGCTCCTGGCCTAACGAGGCTCTAATGGCTCTACCTCTTGCTGTTCCACTAATCGCCGCCGGGGCTGGTATCCTCGGCGGTGTTCTCAGCAATAGCGCGCAACGCGACGCTCAAAACTCTGCCAACTCTTCCAATGAAAAACTCTCACGAGAAAATCGTGAATGGATGGAATTAATGGCTAACACTGCCCATCAGCGCGAGGTCAAAGACCTTAAAGCCGCTGGGCTCAACCCTATACTATCTGCTACAGGCGGCTCTGGTGCCGCCGCTCCTTCTTCTTCTGCAGCTACTATGCAGGCCGCTCGCCTTGACGATGTTATCGGCAAAGGCCTCTCTTCTGCTAAAGATGCTGCTCAATACGAACTCGAAAGAAGTTCCAATATTGCTGACGTCGCTCTTAAACAAGCATCTACGGCCGCTCAATCTGCCCAAGCTGCTCAATCAGTCTCGTCTGCTAAAAAAATTGATGAAGAAACTCATCTCACCCGTCAAATGACTACGTCCAAATCAATGGACAATCTAAAATCCTCCTACGAAGCTAAAACCTGGAAATCAGGTGCCGAGCTTCAAGAAACTGAAAATCAAATAAACAAACGTGCTGCTAACTACGATGCAATTATGAAT